ATACGTTTCCAAGCAGAAACAATGTCGGAGACGTTTCCCTCCTCTGGACCTGTTAAAACTAAGATATTAGGTGACGAGACTAAAGAAAAAGAAGAAGCGGCTGCTCGTGTTAAAGCTGACATGAATTACGAACTTACAGAGAACATGGTCGAGTATAGACCAGAACATGAGAGATTGCTGTATAGTCTTGGCCTAGCAGGGTCGGCGTTTAAGAAAGTATATTACGACTCCACTATGGGTCGGCAGGTTGCAGTATATATACCTGCAGAAGACGTTATCGTGCCTTACGGAGCGTCACATATAGAAACAGCAGAGCGTGTAACCCATGTTATGCGTAAAACTAAGAATGAGTTAAAGAAACTACAAGCTAACGGGTTTTACCGTGAAGTAGATCTTGGAGAGCCTCAAGCGTTTCATACTGATATAGAAGAGCGCAAGGCTGAAGAAGGTGGGTATTCCCTCACCGATGATGATCGTTACACCGTCTATGAAGTACACGCCGATCTTATAATTGATGAGAGTGGTGATTCTGACGATGATATTGCTAAACCATATGTTGTAACACTAGAGCGTGGCTCTAACGAAATATTAGCAATACGTAGGAATTGGAACCCAGATGACGATTTAAACCTCAAACGTCAGCACTTCGTACATTATGTATATGTACCTGGATTTGGGTTCTATGGGCTGGGGCTTATTCACATAATTGGTGGGTATGCTAGGGCGGGTACATCCTTGATACGACAGCTTGTTGACGCTGGAACTCTTTCGAATCTCCCCGGAGGGTTAAAGTCTCGTGGGTTGCGTATCAAGGGTGATGATTCACCGATAGAACCAGGAGAGTTTAAAGACGTAGATGTACCGTCAGGTAGTATCCGTGATAACATCATGCCTCTACCGTACAAAGAACCAAGCCAGACGCTACTTGCACTCCTAGATAAGATTACACAGGAAGGCCGTAGGCTTGGCGCTATTAGTGACATGAACATCTCAGATATGTCTGCTAATGCTCCTGTGGGTACAACACTCGCACTCTTGGAGCGCACACTAAAACCTATGGCAGCAGTACAGGCTCGCGTGCATTATGCGATGAAGCAAGAGTTTAAACTTCTAAAACTATTGATGGCCGAGTACGCACCGATGGAGTATGCCTATCAACCAGCTAGAGGTGAGGTAGGCGCACGTCAGTCTGATTACATGATGATTGATGTGATACCAGTTAGCGACCCTAACAGCTCTACTATGGCGCAACGTGTTGTACAGTACCAAGCCATCTTACAGATGTCGCAACAAGCACCGCAAATATACGACCTACCCCAGCTCCACAGGCAAATGATAGAAGTGTTGGGGGTTAAAAATGCAGATAAACTTGTACCGATTAAAGACGACATGAAACCTGTAGATCCTATAAGTGAGAACATGGCAGCTTTGGTTGGCACACCGATGAAAGCGTTTATCTACCAAGACCATGAAGCTCACATCGCTACACATGTATCGTTTATGCAAGATCCAATGATTGCACAAACTATCGGGCAGAATCCGCAGGCACAGCAGATTATGGCTTCATTACAAGCGCATATTGCTGAACACCTTGGGTTCCAGTACCGTAAAGATATTGAAGAACGTGTTGGTGTTAATCTACCCGCACCTAACGCTGAGTTACCTGAAGAGGTTGAGATCAATCTAGCTAGGATGGTCGCTACTGCAAGCGCACAACTTTCTCAAGAGCATCAAAAACAAGCGGCGCAACAACAAGCGCAAGAACAAGCGCAAGATCCATTGATGCAGATTAAACAACAAGAGGTACAGATTAAACAACAGGAAGTGCAACGTAAGACTCAAAAAGATCAAGCAGATGTTATGATAGACACTAAAAAATTAGAACTTGAAGAACAAGAGTTAAAGATGAATGCACAAAGAGATGGCGTAAAGATGGCAGCAGATAGACGAGCGTCTAATTCGCAAATTGATCTGGAAAGAATAAAGACAATGCAGAACAACAAAAATAGGGAACAATAATGGCAAAAACCGTCTTTGACGTGCTTAAAGAAAAGATCGAAGCTGAAAAAGTTAACGCAACTGAATTTCTTACTTCTGGGGGTCCAAAGGACTTTGCTCAGTATAAGGAAGTTACTGGACTGATACGGGGGCTTGAGTCCAGCATCTTTAACATAGAAGCCCTCTCGCGCAATTATATGGAAGATGATGATAATGACTAAAGTAACAGAACTAATACCTGAAGAATTAACGGAACAAGAACTAGAGGTACAGTTACCTATACCTGTAGGATACCGTTTGCTTGTTGCTATGCCTGAAATAGAAGAAACCTATGAAAACACTAAACTTTTAAAAACATCTACAACTATGCACCAAGAGCATATTATGTCGATCATAGGACTTGTATTAGATATGGGCGATCAAGCTTATTCAGATAAGGAACGTTTCGGAGATAAACCTTGGTGTAATCCAGGGGACTACGTGATGTTCCGTGCAAATACAGGCACAAGGTTTAAAGTAGATAATCTTGAGTACCGTTTAATGAACGATGATTCAATCGAAGCCGTAGTAGGCGATCCCCGTGGTGTAACACGAGCATAAGGAAAACAAAATGCCATTTCAAAAAGTACAGTATACTTTCCCTGACGAGGAAGAAAAGAATGAAGTTATTGAGGTAGAAGATTCTAGCGCGATAGAAATTGATATTTCTGGAGGCGCAAAGAAAAAAGAAGTTAAAGAAGACAAAGTTGAACCGGAAGTAGAAATAGAAGTTGTTGACGATACCCCCAAAGCTGATAGGAATCGCAAAACTTCTGAACCTCCAGAAGACGTTACTGACGAAGAGTTAGAAGACTACTCTGAAAAAGTTCGTAAAAGGATTCAACATTTTAGCAAGGGCTACCACGATGAGAGACGCGCTAAAGAAACAGCGTTTAGAGAAAAACAAGAACTAGAAAGCCTTGCACAATCTCTTGTAGATGAAAACAAAAAATTAAAAGGTAATGTTAACAAGAATCAAACAGCAATGCTTGAACAAGCTAAGAAAGGCACAGCTATTGAGCTTGAATCAGCTAAAAAAGCATACAAACAAGCGTATGAGGCTGGGGACTCAGATTTACTTCTTGCAGCACAAGAAAGTTTAACTGCTGCTAAGATTAAAACTGATAAATTAAATAATTACAAAATACCACCTTTACAGAACAAACAAACGCCTGTAGCATTAACTCAAGAAAGTACCCCAACGCCAGTCGTTGATGAACGAGCTAAAGAATGGGCAAATGCTAATCCTTGGTTCGGTCCAAATGACGAAATGACGGCCTTGGCAATGGGAGTACATGCTAAACTCGCGAAACAAGGTGTAGACCTGCAGAGCGACGAATACTACGAGACGATAAACACTCGTATGCGGCAACTCTTCCCCGATGAGTTCGAGGACGTTGCAAAAACGGAGGCAGAAAAGCCAAAGCGAAGATCAAATGTGGTTGCACCCGCTACGCGGAGCACGTCACCCAAAAAAGTGACATTAACGCAAACACAAGTTTCTCTTGCTAAAAGGTTAGGACTAACTCCAGAACAATACGCCAGACAGGTTGCAATAGATATGAGGAAAGAAAATGGTTGAGAATCGCATAGATCGTGAACTAACTACCCGTGATAATAAAGTACGTAAAAAGGCATGGACTCGTCCTGAAGTATTACCTTCACCGAATCCAGAACCAGGATACGCATTTCGATGGGTACGAACAAGCAATCAAGGGCAAGTCGATGCCACAAATGTTTCTTCAAAAATACGTGAAGGTTGGGAGCCTGTAAAAGCTACCGATCACCCTGAGATTGTAATGGTTACTGTAGAAAACGAAAGATTTGCAGAAAACGTTGTAATTGGTGGTCTGATGCTATGTAAAGCTCCTGTCGAATTGGTTGATGAACGCAGCTCGTACTATAAGCAGCAGACGGATAGCCAGATACATTCGGTAGACAACAACCTCATGCGAGAGAACGACCCTAGGATGCCCTTGTTTAGCGACAGGAAATCTAAGGTTACTTTTGGAAAAGGCAATTAATTTAAATCAAAGGAGAATTGGATATGGCTTATCCAACTATAGACGCCCCTTATGGGCTTGTTCCCGTTGGTCTGATTGGTGGTCGTCCTTACACAGGCGCTACTCGCAAAATGAAGATAGCTAGCAACTACGGTACAGCTATCGGAAAAGGCGATTTAGTAAAACGTGTAAACGACGGGACCATTGAGCGTGACGGGAGTACAACAGCTTTCCCAGCTACTGGCACACTAGGTATTTTTATGGGTTGTAGTTATACTGACCCGAATACTAGCCAGCTAACATTCAACAATCAGTATCCTGCTAGCATTGTTGCTAGTGATATTGAAGCGTTTGTTGCTGATGACCCTGACTTAATAATGAAAGTAGCTATATGCTCTTCAGGGACAACAATGGCAACATTGGGAAGGACTGTTATTGGTAATAAAACTTCACTCCTTAGTAATACACTAACTACTATTAATGGACGATCGAAGTTAGCTGCTAACAACAGCATTAATACCACTTCAACACTACCACTTCATATTATTGATGTAGTCGATACTACAGCAACTGGAAGCGATACCTTCCAAGAATTGCTTGTTATATTTAGTACACATACTGATAATGGTAGCAACGTGTTCATTGGTGGACACGCTTATCGTAATCCAGTTGGCCTATAAAGGAGATAAATAATGGCTATATCACGCGCACAACTCCTTAAAGAACTGCTTCCTGGCTTGAACGCACTATTCGGTTTAGAATATGCTAAGTACGGTGAGGAGCACGCAGAGATCTTTGATTCAGAGACATCTGACCGTTCTTTTGAAGAGGAAACTAAGCTATCAGGCTTTTCCGCAGCACCAGTCAAAGACGAGGGCTCTGCCATCGAATACGACAATGCTCAAGAAGCTTTCACGGCTCGCTACAACCACGAAACAATCGCAATGGGTTTTTCAGTTACTGAAGAGGCTATTGAGGATAACTTGTATGATTCTATATCACAACGTTATACTAAAGCGCTTGCTCGTGCCATGGCGTACACAAAACAGGTTAAGGCATCTACAATTTTAAATAATGCCTTTGACTCTGGCACTACTTATGGAGATGGAGTGGAGCTTTGTTCTACTGCACACCCGCTAGTAAGTGGTGGTACTAACTCGAATGAGCCAGCAACGCCCGCAGACTTGAATGAGACTTCGCTTGAAGCGGCTATCATTCAAATTGCAGGTTGGACAGACGAGCGCGGCTTGTTGATTGCTGCAAAACCTAAGAAACTTGTGATTCCACCGAACTTGCAATTCGTTGCAACTAGACTATTGGAAACAGAAGGTCGTGTAGGTACAGCAGACAACGATCTAAACGCAATCCGTAGCAACGGAGCTGTCCCTGGTGGATACACTGTTAACCATTATCTAACTGATACAGATGCTTGGTTCTTAATGACAGACGTTCCAAACGGTCTAAAACACTTTACTCGTAGCCCAATGGCAACATCTATGGATGCTGACTTTGATACAGGTAACAGTCGTTATAAGGCTCGTGAGCGTTACAGTTTTGGTGTATCTGACCCGTTAGGGATCTTCGGTTCACCTGGAGCATAAGACTTTTAGAGGGGGCGAGTAACATCGCCCTTTCTTTTTAATTAAATACCTCTATACTATAAAAATTACCTTAACAGTCGTATAATACGGCTGACATTTGCCAAGATAAGGAGATTTACATGGCTAATACAACTTTTAAGGGTAACGTCCGAGCTGAAAACGGATTTACTCAATTCTCAACTGCCGCTGATACGGGCGTAGAGACTACTAACACTACAATTGATTCAAGTGGTAACGTCTCTGTAGGTGGTACACTTGCTGCTGCTGGAGCTTTAACCAGATTAACACCAGAAAACATTATAGATTGGGATTACATCTCATGTCCAACCCCTATTGTTGGAACGCTCACAGGAGCAGGTGGTGCTGATGGAGTTATGGCAGACGGTGAATTATTCAGTATGCTTTTCCCTGGAAAAAATGGTCAAGTAACACAAGTTCAGGGTAGCATGATTGCCGCTCATACAGTTGCTGCAAGTGGCTTTATGGTAGAGGGAACAATTCCAGCCGTTGACACAAATAGTACAGCTGCAGGTTTAAACCTTCAAGGTGATGCAGCAACTGCTGACAACACAGGTTTAGAACTTATCTTTGGTGGATCACAGCATGGTGGTGGTGCTTCTTGCACTATTGGTACTCATGCAATGGTTTTTGATGCAACCTTTAATAGTGTTGACTTCACTGACCAAGATTGTGTTGCAATTGGATTTAGGAAAGTAGAAGAGTTCCAAACAGGACACCAAGCTATCATAGCAGCGGCATCAGGTGATGCTGTTTATACAGACTATGTAGCTTTTGGGGTTTTATCACCAGATGATGTTCAAATATCAACTAGACTTAATGACGGCACAACAGCACATGTAGACTCAACTCAAGCAACGGCAGCAAGTGGTAATCATAGATTCCAAGTTACTGTGTCTTCTGCTGGTGTTGTAACCTTTGCTCATATCGGCGCTGCTGTTATGAGTGCAGGTACTTTAGCTGCGCCAAGTACAACAAAAGCATTTACTTTTGATGATGGTGATGTGGTAGTTCCTTATTTGAGTATTTTAAGTGTCAACCAAAATTCTGCAATACACTTAAAAGCTATCAATATAACTCGTACACCTGGCATTAGTTACACTGATTAATAGT